CCTTCTCTACGTTCTGCTTCTCTCATTTTTCTTGTGAGTTTAGCAATACGTGATTGAACACCTTTACTGTATTCCTCTAACTTAGAATCATCTTCTTTAACTGGTTCTTCTTTTACTTCTTCTTCTTTTACTTCTGTAACTTCTTTTACTGTTTCCTGTTCCTTGGTTTCTACTACTTCTTCTTCTTTTACTTCCTCTGGTAAAGTTACATCGACTTCAGGTCCTGAAGTATCTAAATCTACTTTTGGGTTTTCTTGTTTTATTTTATTTTCCTCTGGCATAGTTTCCTTCCTATGGTTAATATTTGTGCAGGATATCTGTTGGATCCTGTACAGTTGCTAAAATTTCATCTTCATTTAAAAGACGAACCTCTCCACCTTCAATTTCTATACGTGATCCTGCATAACGTGCAAAGACCACCCAATCACCAACCGCGCACCACGGACCGTTTGGATATCTCTCTTTATCCCTATAACAAGCATCTCCCATCGCAAGTACACTTCCGCATTGCGATGCAACTTGTTGTCGGTCTATAGTTTCACCTCCTAGTAAGATTCCGCCTTTAGTTTTTTCATCCATTCTAAATGGTAAAACTAGCATTCTCCAACCAGTAGGTTTGGGTAATTTTGTTTTTTCTTTTGTGACTTCTTTTTGTTCTTCTGATCTTTTTAAACCAACTAAATCCTTATTTGGTAACTGTATTTTTTGTGTTGATGTCGACGACTGTTCCTTCATTTTGCTCCTTCTCATTAAGCAGGTTAGAGATTTCCTGTTTAGTTGCCTCTAAGGCATTTATTTGTCCTATTATATACTTGTATGTTTCCATACTGTCAACCCCTCCGGACGTTACCGAGATTGCTAATTGGTGTATTCTTTTATCTAAATTTCTTTGAAGTTTATAGATTACGTTTTCTAAATCCATTAAATTAAATCTTTATAGTATTCTTCGTAGCTTTCATTTGAAACAGGTACACCTGCTAAATCACTTTTAATGTGTGATCCAATATATTTTTCCTTTGCAGGATATACAAAATCTTTTTTTGTTTCGCTTAATATTACTTCTTTTTTCTGTCCAACAGATGTTCTAGAATTAGCGATAGTGGGTCTATATCGTGGGTTTACCATTTTTAAAAGTCCTTTGGAGGATAGTAATGTTTTACTAAATTTTTAGTTTTGTCTACTGATTTTTTTAATTTTTTAAGACTTTTCTCTGTTTTAGAGAAAGTTCTCTCTAAATGAAATTTAGCTGATTCTAGTTTTGATTTAGCCGCTTTAGATTTAATCTTGTCAGCCGAACCAATATTGTACTTTCCTTTAACTTTAGTAATAGTTTCGTAAACTTTTTTACCACCTTTTGTAGCTACCCATTTTGCAAATCCTAATACCATTATTTTTTTCCTCCTCTAAATATTTGTGTTCCCTTTATACCAAATATGCTGGCGCATACAAGTATCCAGAGATTTGTGAACCATGACGGCAGTGCCGCAAAATGTTCAAAGAACATTTTTATCTTTTCCATGGCCGCCGGATCATCTGACCAGACTCCCCAGGCCAAAATTATTATGGGCAATGTGAGAATGCAAAGGACAATTTCGTCCTTGTAGTCGTTTTGCCGGGCCTCTAAAAGTTTTCCCTGGTAAGTTTCCTCGCCGCTGGCCATCTTTCGCGCATGCATGTGTTGTGCATCAGCCATAGCCATCTTTGTCTCTTGACGCTTTTTGTAAATGTGAGTTCCAGCGTTAAGAGCTAATTTTATAGCACCAAACCACATACTAAACCCAGGTTACGTCTTTTTGTCGTCTAGCAGCGCCTGAGCCAGAAACAGGTTGTTTGTTTCCAACTGCTAATCTAGATTTTCCTCTAATGCTAGTTTCTGATCTAGGATCAGTTATAACTTTAGATGCTTCCATCTTAACAGGCTTACTTTTTTTATAATTCCACGCCATTATGTGCTCCTTTTTTTATTTATTATAGCTCTTTTTTTAGTGTTTGTCACTATCTAGAGCTTCCATTTGTTTTAGGTTTCATTTTTGCAAGTGTCAATCTGTTTTCATTTGCCATTTCTTGCTTCTCAATTGAAGTATCAGCTCTTAATTCTGCTAATTCTTCATTCTGTTCAAGTTTATCTTCAGTAATATCTCTATTCTGAACTAATTTAGCTTGATCAATTTCTAATTTTTTATTCATTTCTTGTTGCTTACGTTCATTTTCCATTGCTCTTAAATCAACTTCTCTAGATTTAAGTTTTAAAAGTGGATCATGATCGAATTGTGAAGTAATTTTCTTTTCTTCCTTCATAAAGTCTTCAGTCATTTCTGCAATCAACACTGCTTTTCTTGCTTCAATGTTTTGTGTCATCTCTTGCACCTGTTGTTGTGCTTGTGGATTCTGTGCTGCTTGTTGTGAAAGCATTTGTATCTGTTGAAGTTGTTCTCTGAACTCTAATTGTACTTGTTCTTGAGCCATTAAACTAATGTGCTCTAATATATTTTTCTGTAATGATGCCATAACCGCTGGATTATTTCTAACCATGTTAGTTGACATAAAATTTAAGTGCGCTGTAACGTGTGCTCTATGGTCTTGACCAGGAAATGCTTGAAAAGGTTTTCCTCCTAATGCATCGATGTGTTCTAACGATGGATCTTTAGGTGCATTCGGTGGCGGTGGTGGTAAAATTCTATCAATGTCTTTTATTCCTAACGCTTCGTACATTTTTCTAAATGCCACATACAAATTGTGCATTTGTGGATTAGACATCGCTAATTGTAATCCAGTTTGTGCTAATGTTAATCTTTGTGACATTGAGAAAATGTTTGGATCCGCTACTGGAAGGACATCTACTTTTTCATCAAAATCAGCTACTTTAATATTTCTTTGTCCACCCACTACATCGTATGGATATTCAGGTGGTAGATACTGAGCAAATACTTTTGCTAGTAATTTAAATTCTTGTTTTAGAGCTACATACAATCGTTTATGGATTGCTGACATTACTCTTGAACCCCGTTCTAAAAGAGCTACGGTCGTACCAACGGCTGCGCCTTGGTTCCCGTCACCGACCTGCATGTCAGCAATGGACGCGAATCTCTGTCCTGCTTGAACTACAATTCCCATCAACTGCAATAATGTAGCTGAAGGTTCCTTGTATGGTAAAAATACAAATGCATCTTTTAGATTACCACCAGGCGTATCCACATCTTTGAATTCTCCTGGTTGTATCGGTTTAGCGTCATCTTTAACTCTGACACCTCTCTGTTTAAATCCGGCTGGTAAATTAGATAAAGTTCCCGCGTCTAATAATTGACGGAGAGCAGACGTTGCTGTTCTACTCAAACCGCCAATCATATGAATGAGTCCAAATCCATAAAATCCTAGTCCTGGCAGAAACTTGAAGTGGACGAAATATTGGACTTTATTTTTTAGTGGATCATTGGGCGCAAAGTTTCGTCTGATTGACAAAACTTTTTGACTACCTTCTTCGATTGTAACGATGTAAGGTAATTTTATTCCTGTTGGTTCACCGTCTTGACCAACATCTTCGAAACCTTCTAAATCCAGATTCACGTGACACTCTAATAAAGTATACACGCTTTCTGTTCTTGTAGATTTAGATGTTCCTTCTAATTCTCTTTTCTTATCAACAACCTTATCTGCATCTACAGAGACAGGTTTAACTAATTCAATATCAGAATAGAAACCAGCAACCTGCTGTTTTCTTAAATCATTCTCTGATATTTTTACAACATGGACCACCGCTTCCGCATCGTCTAATGAGGTAGCCGTATACGGAACTACGAGGTCGTCTGCTGGGATGAACTTTGAAACTGCTCGTCCTAATAAATCATCATAATAAACTTTTTTAAAAGTAGAACCACTTAGTGGTAGATGAAATAGCATCTGATCAAATTCAGGTTCATATTCCTTCATCTGATCTAGAATTTGATAATTCATAAAATCTTTAACTCTTTGTGATTGAGCTTCTTTAGCAGGATTGGATAAACCCATAACTTGAGTTCTAACGGGGCCATCTGCAGGGAGTAATTCTTTATAAGCAAGTGCTTGAAACTGTGTCACAGCTTCAGCTAGAACGGGGTGTGTAGCTCCACTTGCTCCTTGAAAAGGTTCATTACGATTATCGTATTTAAATCCTAAAAGATCTAAACCATTAACGTACGAACTTTCCCAATCTTTTCTAGACATCTTATAATCTGTATAATTTTGTCTAAGTTGTATTCCAACGGGATCTAAAACTGTTTCTGGTAAAATATCGGCTAGATTATCAAAGTGCGTGTTTGACTGAGCCTGGTTCACGGCTCGTGGTTCAAAATTAACTGTAGCACCACCTTCTTCATCAGG